GATCATTGTTGTTGTAGTCTTTCTCCTGATAGTACTATACGTATCCAGGAGAGAGGAGAAATATGGTGGTAAAAATGACTTGTTCGAATCGGACGAACCAACACGATTGGCTGAATACAAGGAGACCGAGGATGCTATAGTTATAACACATGATCTAATGAACGAAATCGTTTTACAATCAAATAAAGCCATTTCTAAAAGAACGGGTTTATGTACTTATATTATCGAAACAACAAGCATGAAATTATATAAACACAAAACTACTGGTGGTAAAATTTTTAGATGTATGTTTATGGTCGCAAAACATGGTAACAAGGGTTTTGATTTTGGTTTTTCTATAGTCGTTGACGTGCGTGTTATAAACGAAGGTCCCCGATTAGAAGTTAAAGGTGTTGGTCAAAAAACACAAGATATAATAGAAGTAACCGAAAAAAACATTAGAGATAAATTAGTTAAGAAGGGTTTAGAAAATTTAAATGAAATGGAAGAGATTATGCTTAAGAAGGATCAGAAAAATTTAATGAAATTTAAATCTGCTAATAAAGTCAAGATCGAAGATAAACCAAAGGTTGCCATATTATCTATACGTTCTCAACCAATTGATGTACTTTTACCAGATAACGATAAACCATTTATTAACCCAACAAAACCACAAGAATTTGAAGATTATTTACGCGTAAAGGGTAACGAGGTAGAGTATATTAAAAATACAGATTTGATTCAAAAACAAGTGATGAGTGTTGAGGAAATGTATGGTGCCCCGAAAAAGGTTGAAGTCCCTGTAATACCACAAAAAAGAGTTGGAACTGGTTTGGTCGAAAAACTGAGGGATACTATCAAAAAAAATAAATTACTGTTATTGTAATGATCAGTATAGATGATATATCAAAAATAGCTGAAAAAAGAAATAAACTGAAAAAGGAAACGTATACGAAAATATATGAACAGATAACTAAGAAAATAAGACAATCTGTTGATATGGGTAATAAATATCTATTTGCACAAATACCTTCGTTTGTTATGGGGTATCCACATTTTGATAGAGTAAAAGCCATACAATATATAATTAGACAGTTTCAAATAGGTGGGTTCATGGTGCAAATGGTTGGTGAATTTGAAATATGTATATCTTGGCGAGCTACAAAAAGGAATAAGTCTAAAGAAGAAAATAATATAGAAGATGAATCGTACGAAGATTTCCCAACACTCGTAAACTTAAAAAAAGCTGCGAATAAATACAGGACAGCGCGATAATTGGTTCATAAAAAAATTCCCCTTTATCATAAATGGATAACCTTAACATACTCGTAGAAGCTAAAAGAGAATATCTCGGACAGTTATGCATTCTCATGTGCCCGGTTATGATAGAGACGTTTGCAGAAATGTATGAAGAAGCATACAAATTATCTAAGGGGAGAAAGGTTCTTGTAATGTACCAAAAACTTCTCAAGGAAGTACCCAACTGGAGTGATGCCATGTCCAAACAACACTCAGATAACATAGCGAATAGATGTGCGTGGTTTAATGATTTACTCGCAGCAGTTTTCGTAAGTTGTGTAAAAATATTATCAGCTGTTCGATTAAGCAAAGATAACAAAAAAATATCACTTAAACTTCCTACAAATGAAGTGTTTATTCAGATGTGTCATAACAAAGCCGCCGAATCTTTGTATAATGATCCGTATATATACCACGAAGAACAAAACGAACATTCGAGAAATGACAAACTATTTGAACGATTTTCTGTATGTGTAGAAAACGCTGTAAAAGAACTCATCCCTGTTCAACAAATTTTACAGACTTATATGTCTCAAACGCAAGAAGGACAAGATTTGGATTTAGGGGATGCCGAAGTATGTGATTCCGAAGATCCAGAACTTCTTGAAGGTGAACAAGAAGAAGTTGCGAGTGAACCATTTGAAAGTGAAACTCAAAACGAAATGCCTATGGAAAGTAATCAACCAGAAGAAATGGGTATGGGTATGGAAACGGATATGAATATGGGTGAACAACAAGAACAACAAGAACAACCCATGCAAATGTCTGACGGTGAAGAACATATGGAAACAAACGTAAATCAACCATCATCCTCTTTTTACAATAACGAATTCAAAACTATAAACACTAACGAAAGACAACAAGTACAAAACCGAGACGAAGGTGTTTTATTTCCAGATGCACCCGATGCCCATAGAAAAAAACCTCAATTATATTAAATGGAGTTCGAAGACTATTTAAGAGACCCAGCATGGGCCGGTATAATTTCTGGCTTTATCACAGCAGGATATATACATTTTAAAGCAAAATTAAATAACGAAGGTAAGCTCGCCATGAGTGCGTACACAAAACCAGCTGCACTTGTTGCAATATTAGTTTTTTTGATAGTATCTAACGGTTTGGGTAAGAAAGAGACTATATCATCTGAACCATTTTAAATATAACTTAAAGATAGTATTAGTATAATTATTACAAAAATGACTTCAGTAACAGCTTTCACTGAAATGATGGGTCAATTCATTGATGAATTGCAACAGACTTTCCCAGAAGAGAAAGGATTAAAAAAATGTAGATCTGCATTTGATCTTATGAAAGATACCAATCCAAGATTAGTCGTCGATGGTTTCATGTCTAATGTAATGCCGTATGCGGATAAAATTTCTTCAAAAGATGAAACATTTTTTATTAATGAATCTAAAAATCTCGATTTTATGAAAGGTGTTAATTTGAAAGAACATTGGGGAGGGTGTTCCGAAAACACAAAAGACGCTATCTGGCAGTATGTACAAACCCTCTATATGCTCGGTACAACTATTAAAACTATACCAGCCGAGACACTTAACATGATTGAAAAAGTTGCTAAGCAATGTGCTGATAATATGGGTGATGATGCCAATAGTATGGACGAAGCCCAACTTATGAAAACAATGCAAGGCATGCTCGGTGGAATGTTAGGCAACGGTAAAAAATAAACTCCTATTATATAAATGACATCGTGGTTCGACGATCCTAAACAACTCATTCGTTCAGATAAAGTTTTAAATTTTTGGCCATCCAGTACACAATCATCAGAAGAACGTGTAAATTCGGCAGCACGTTTTATAATTTATGCGACCTGTATAATATATTTAATAAAAAGAGACGTGCGTATATTTGTTATAGGCGCCACTGCACTAGGTGTACTTTACATAATGGAAAAATCTAATATGGTTAAGGAATCCCTTGCCAGAATAAACCAACCAGAATACAAATACGGGCAGTGTCAAATACCAACAAAAGATAATCCCATGGGAAATGTTCTCATGTCGGATTTTGGGGACAGACCAGATAGACCATCATCTTGTTATTATCCAACAGTACAAACAAGCGTTAATAATTTAGTAACTGACGGTGTTAAATATGGTCCAGCTCGATCGAGATCTTCAGCACCAGAACATCACAGAAATGCCATGTCTAGACAATTTGTATCTGTTCCAGACGTTGCGCTAACAGCTGATTCTCACTACGAGTTCATACATGGTAAGAGAGAACAAACGTGTAGACAAAATCCAGGTATGTGTAATCCAAATGCGAGAGGTGCACAACTCGAAGCATTCAGAGGTTTAGATCCAGATGGAGATTCTCGTGTCCATGGAAGTAGAGCACCAGCTAGCTTTTCCCCTTAAAAAAATGTTTTTTTTACTTATTAGTAGATACTCGATTTGCTTAAACAAAATCTTTTGTAATAGTAAATGGCGTACCAACTCCAGCCAGGATTGAAAATAGTCGAAGACAAAGCTATTCCAAATACATGTGCGACTGAAGAGGTTTTTTTATACCCCCAGCCCAGTACACTAAACTATGGTTCATCGAGACCAAATACCATGTTATACGGAACTGCCCCATACATGGCAGGTAAGGGATCCCCAGCCCAGTATATAGAGACAAGTGACATGCTTCGTCCACAATCAACGACAAGATTCAATAAGGTTTTGGCAAAGACTTATGAACAAAATTTACACCCACTTCAACATATCGAGTGTAAAGTTCCACTCCGAACTCAAAGTTACGAACCCGCGAGTACACGTGCCGATGTACAAAATGGTATGTTCGGTAAAAGGTACATGAATAAAAATGTTAATAAGAAATAAGAATGGCTGACCCATTATCGATTTTTGCGATTGCAGGATTAGTTTATGCAGGTCGTAAACTCAGTAAAAATTCAGAAGAACAATATACTCTTCAAGCTGCTCAAATAGCAGATCAAGTCGACGTTAGACCAGAATCTAATAGAAATGTAACTATAGACGATGATTTTTTGGGACAAACTTCACCCCTTGTAGAATCAGAATATATGTCTAAAACTGAAGTTTCGTCGTTTGGTGATATATCTCAACAAGGTAGATCATCGGGTGGTGAAGTCTTAGAAATGAGAAATAGAATGTACGATGGAGGAATTATGAATAACCTTTCACCAATTCAAAGAACAAATGTAGGTCCAGCCCTTGGTGTTGGTCCAGATGTACCCGCTATAGGTGGACATCACCAACTTTTACGTATTAACCCAGAAAATGTTGGTGCGTATAGATTAACAACTTTACCAGGGAGAAGTGGTCCCGCCTTTGACGGTAAAGGTGGTCGAAGAGGTGTTGCTGGAGAATTAGCTCATAATAGACCAGAGAAAACTGCCTATCTCCCAGACCGTCTTCCAAATACGGGTGGTCGAGCACAGGGATTTTCAGGTAGAACAGCGCGAACTGAACACGAAAGAACAAAAAGAACAACAAACAGATCAGAAACTGGTTCTAGAACAGATACACTTTCTACAGCATCGGCAAAAAGAACAGTTTCGGCACTCACGAGAGCTGCTGAACCAACTAGAAACAAAAAGGATGGTAACATGGAAGCTTACCAATACCAAAATAATCCAGAACCAGGTATTCATAAATTTACCCATGGTTATTTGAATTCTCCAGGTTCTAAAATCGGTGAAAAGCGTGTATATGGGGATGCATACACATCGAGTGAACTTGGTAAATACGGATTTAGACCAGATGATAGAAGAGGTAAAGCGGGTCGCGCACCTGGTCCAGGTCGTATGAATGTTCGTGCCGATCCACTTAACCAAGGTGGTATGGTTACGAGTGTTCGTTCTGATACAACACGTATAGATGGTCGTGTAAACTCGGCAGACGGTGGGTGGACACAACATTACAAAAACAATGATTATCACCAATTCAATGCTTATAAAGGTAATCCTAACCCTAATAGTACCCAGGATGGTTTGGGGGTTGCTAAAAGGCAACTCCAAAATAACCCCCTTTCGCATAGCCTCTGTTAAATAAAAATGAAAACATTAAGTTAAACACTCATTAAAATAATACTCCGTTATTTTAATGAAGGTACATACCTTAGATATAGATAGTGGAGAACGCGACGCTGTATCTTATCCTAATCCAAGTGATTATATCGTTAATTTAAAAACACCTATTTACAATGTCAGTAAAATATCATTAATATCAGCACGTATTCATAATAGTCAGTATCTCATAAACGATAGAAACAATACATTCACTATTAATAGTTCGTCTACTAATTATGATATAACAATACCAAATGGAAACTATGCCGGTAAAGATTTAGCTTCAAATGTTGTTGTAAATTCAAATAGCATGTTATCTGGATCTACGTTCGATAAAGATACTAATGCCATGACGTTTGAAGGTCCAAATCAGTTTAGTTTTGATTTCTATAACGGTAAAAATGGGTATAAATCGACTGTGAGTGGTAAAACAACACCACACGATGTATTAGGTCTAACTTCGAGTAACGTATTTTCTACATCCACTTCTCCTTTTAAAATGGAAACGGGTAGCGTTAATTTGCAAGGTGCAGATGCTATTATAGTAAAATTGAGCAGTGGTTCTGACGATTTTAATAAATCTATATTTTCAGATTTACCTTTTTACACTGGTCGAATACTTTTGTGTGGTGATGTTATAAATTATTCGGGTGTGGACGATGCTGTAGAACACAATTTTGATTCGGGTAAACACAAAACTATATCGAAGTTACGTGTTCAATTTTATTA